AACTCGGCTTACAGGTCTACTTGTCCCCCCGACTAAAGTAATCTTCCCAAACCGTCGCGCCCGTCCTATACTGAGATTGGCTCAGACCCCGGGAGGTTGCGGTGACGGTTGAGAACCAGTTTTCCACTCTTGCCTCTCTCCACGATTACCAGGTCGAGCTCTCCCTGAAGGACCTGGCCCCTGCTACCATTAGTAAATACCAACAATGCTTGCGCGACTTCGCCGCCTGGCTAGAGGGATCCCCCGTCTCGGCCGAGGCGGCAAAGCTGTTTTTGGCCGAGCTCCGCCAGCGGGGATACAAGCGCCGCAGCCTGGAGCTCTACTACCATGCCATCAAGCCCTTCCTGGAGCATTGCGGGATCCCCCTCAAGGTGCGATTCCAGAAGGAACACCGGCTCCCACCCTATCATTCCCGGGAGCACGTGTTGAGCATGCTCCAGGCCGCGGAGGGCCGCGCGGATCCATGGGCCCGGCTCAAAAAACGGGACCAGCTCATCATTCTCACCCTGGCCTTCAGCGGTCTCAGGGCGTCGGAGCTCCTCAGCCTTCGCCCCTGCGACATAGCCAACAAGTTCATCTACGTCAGGCATGGCAAGGGTATGAAGGACAGGACAGTGCCGCTGGCCAGAACCTTGGAAGGGCCCCTGGCAGAGTACCTGTCGGCCGCCGGCGTCAAGGCAACGGACCGCATATTCCCCATCCAGCGAGGCCGTCTCTACCGGATCATTAAGCGGTACGCCCTGGCTGCCGGCATAACCGACCTCTCCACCCATTCCCTGCGCCATTACTTCGCGACGTCTCTCCTGGAGCGGGGCGCGGATCTGCGCTCTATCCAGGAGCTATTAGGCCACGTCGACATTTCCACGACAGCGGTCTACCTGGACGTGGTCCCGAAACATCTGCGGGCCGCAATCTCGCTGCTCAACGATGGCCCGTAGAGATCAAAGAGAGAAAGTACCAAAGAGAGAAGCTCAAGCGTAAGTATAAGAGTTTTCTGTCTTTGAGTAGGACAGGAACAAACTACTTAAGCTTAAGCTTAAGTAAAAAGAAACGTTGCCATAAGAGATAGCACCAGAATTGTCTCCAGGGGACGACCTAGATGTGGCTGAAGCTAACGAAAGGTGAAATGGTGTCCGCCGAGCTCGATATATCGAGCATCCGAATGGTGAACAAACACTGGATGGGCGACCGCTCGGAGCTGTGCCTGGGTGAGGGCTGCCCGTTCTGCATCGCGGGGATCCCCAGGCAGCGGCGCTACCAGGCGACATTGGTTGTGGACCGCAAGGCCGTCAACTGGGAGTTCGGCGCGCTGGTGATGCGGCGGGTATCCCGAATTGACCACAGCCTGGCCACCATGGAGGTCACCATCACCAGGAGAGGAGAGGGCAAGAGGACCAGATACGACGTCCGGCGGCCCGGCCGGGCCAGGACGGAGGACACGACAGGCAAAGAGGCCCCGCCGGTCCAGAGCAAGTACCTGGGCGGGAAGTATGGCCACATGGTCAGGCACTAAGAATGCAACTGTATCGAGGGAGTGAGAGAGTGACCCCGTACTACCAGGATAGCCATGTCACGATCTACAACAAGGACTGCCGGGACATGTCCGAGGTCGCAGACGGGTCCGTGCAGATAGTCAACACGTCGCCGCCGTACAACGTGGGCATGGACTATGGCGAAGGCATCACAGACAAGAGGTCTGAGGCGGAGTTCCGAGAGTGGACGGAGGAGTGGCTGCGGGTTGTGTATGCGCGGTCCATGGACCCGAGCCGGCTCTACTTCTGGCTCTCGGGCAATATGCTCTGGTGGTGCAAGCCGCTCTGTGAGGAGATAGGTTGGCGGTACCATCAAGTGCTGGTGTGGTGCAAGTCGAATATAGCTGGCAACACCCGGAAGATTAGCGGCGACTGGAACTTCCTAGTCGATTGGATCGTGCTGTTTCACAAGGGTAAGCAAAGCAAGATGCTAAACCCCTCGGTCAATGTCCGCACCTTCAACTGGTTCTTGGCTCCCTCCCCGCAGAGTACGTTCAGTGGCGTAAATCATCGCCTTCATCCAGCACAGTTCCCGGAGGTTGTGGTGAGGCAGATTATTGCCCGGACGCCTGGCGAGCTGGTGCTGGATCCATTCCTTGGGAGTGGGACGACAGCGATAGCAGCAAAGACCATGCGGCGACGCTGCATTGGCTACGAGATCTCCGAGAAATACTGTGAGATTGCCGCCAATCGGTGCCGGCAGATGGTCATGGAGTTCTAATGACGAAATATCGCATGGGAGTAAGCGGCATCCTGGGGCTAAACCTCCTCAAACTCGGCTTTGAGCTCAAAGAGGAGGAGGACTTCGTCTACCTCGAGCATAGAGGTCATGTGGTGGCCGTATTTGCCAGTTGCGCCGGCACCGTAAAGGAAATCAAGCGGGCAGCCCGCGCCTGGCTGAGAGAGCACGAAAAGGGAGGTGAAAATTGACACTGGAAAAAGCTATCGAGATCCTGACCGACATGCTACGTTTCACCAAGTGCCCCCCTGGCGACGACGACTACGTTGCCATCCACCTGGGCATCGAGGGCCTCAAACGCATCCAGCGTATGAGACAAGGCGATGAGTTTCTCTATGCACCGCCGCTGCCAGGTGAGACAAAGGAGTAAAGGGAGGTAACATGAGGCTACGCAAAGTTGACCCCAAAAGCATCAAGGTACCCGAGGTCCGGGTAACCGCTCAGTTCGATGAGGACCTCTACCAGCAATTCAAAGACTCCATAGAGGCGGTCGGCCAGATCACCCCCCCTATCTGTTACGAAGTCGAGGGGGAGCTGGTCCTTTGCGACGGCCTTCACCGTCTCCAGGAGGCCATTGCCTCCGGGGAGTCTACCGTCAGCGTGGTAGTGATCCCGGGGGACATGGTGGACGTCCTGACCAAAAACATATTCCTCGATCATCTTCGCGGCAGAACCCCCGTGAGTCAGATGGTCAAGGTGATCAAGACCCTCTACCTGGAATATAACCTTGACCCCGACCAGATCCGCGAAAAGACGGGCCTCACCCGGGACTATATCGAAAAGCTGATCAGGATCTCCGAGGCCAGCCCGGTGGTACAGGACGCGTTGGACCAGGGGGTTATTGGCATCGGCCATGCCTTTGAGCTGAGCCGTCTACCGTATGCCGTCCAGCAGGAGGAGGTAATTGCCAAGCACCAGGTGTGGCGCTTCACCGTCAAGGAGCTGCATGAGCAGGTCGACGCGGTGTTGAAGGAGCTCGAGCTGATCAGGGAAGCGCCGCCGGCGCCGCCGCCTGACGGACCTCGGCAGCCAGTCCAGTATGCCTGTGAGGGCTGCCATGAGAAAACAGAGCCTCGCTACTTGAGACCGGTCATGCTCTGCCCCAACTGCTTCGGTGAGGTATGGCGACTCGGCAAGGCTCGGTCGACGCCCGCAGCGGAGAACAGCAAAGAGGGGGAGGGGGCCTAAACAGTTTGGCTTCCGAACAGTTTTGTCCCGGGGGGCAGAAATCCCCGGGGACCTGAGCAATCAACCCAACTTTTGGTGGGATCCCAACCCACGACCTTTCACTCCTCGGGCCTTCTGATCGGCTGCACGTTCCAGTCTTTGAGGAACCCTTCCCCGATTTGAGTTACCACGAAGTCGTAGTGGGTGTACTCTTTATCCTTCCGGAACGGCTCGAAATGCGCTGCGAGTTTCTGCGATAGGATGCTGAAAGTCCTGGCCACATCCTCCCCCCCCAGCTCGTCTACCCAGAATACCAGGCTCTTTATCTTCTTGGGCTTCCCCGTCTCCTTGTCGGCTATCTCCCGCTCTATGTAGTAGTCGTCGGTGAAGTGCATCCGGGTGGGGACCCCGGGCACCAGGGCGACGTAGTTCATGAGGAGGTTGGTTGCCGTCAACTGAACATGGAGGCTAGTCGGAAGTCTTAGTGATAAGTCCATGGCTCAACCCTCCCCCAGGTACTCGTCAGGCGTGAGAAGTTCCAGCTCTAGCTCCTTGGTTACTTCCCCCTTCAGTATCGCCATGGCCACCTCATCCGACACACTCTTGTACACCGATGGGGCGCCCGGCCGCGCTCTGGCCTGGCTCATCCATCCCGACTCGACGTCATGCCACAAAGAGATCACCCCGGGCGAAAAGCCGACCAGCTTGACGAGCTGAGTGATCGACCTGGGGAACTTTATCCCGACCTGGGCCAGCAGCTTAGCCCGGATACCGTAGACCTTCCGGTAAGCCTCGGATACCCCCGGGATACCAGATATACGCATGACATCCAGGGCTCGGTCCGTCTCATGTACCTGTTTCCAGTATACGCCGCAGCCCATAGCCCTTAGTCCACCCCCAGGACCTCTCTCAGCCTCGCCCTCTCCGCCCTCTCGGCCCGGTACTCAGCGGTGAAGTAGTGTTGCCTCTCCTTCACGTAGTCAGCTATCCAGTCAGCCAGGAATACCACCACCTCGACCTGGGCAGCCTCAGTGGCCACCCTGATCCACTCGATCATCCAGGGTACCACCAGCCGGCAGATGAAGGGCTGGCCATCGTAGAATGGCAGATCCGGAGTCCTGGCTGCCATGCCTCGATAGTAGGAGAGGTCGCCGACCCCGGCCTTAATGTCCCGGATCTTGGCCTCAATGAGGTAGTAGGCGTTGTCGGTCCACTTTACCGCGTCCACCCTGGGCCTGGTCGGCCGGAACATAGCGGCCGCTCTCCCCAGCCCGTAGCGGTCCACGTACTCCTGGGGTATCGGGCCGAGCTCCACATTGAGCTGCCAGCCACCCTTGGGCCAGGCCGTCAGCATGTACTCTGAGATGTAGCGGCGCTCCCGTTCCTGTCTTGGCACCCACGCCCTCCCGCATAGCGCAACATGTTGCGGTTGACATTCTAATCCCCCGGTGAAAGAATTGCCAATAAGGGCGGGGACCCCGAAGGGAGATTGTCGGGTCCCCGCCTCTCCTTTTGGGGCCCCCCCAAACGAAAGCAGGAGGTGTTATATGGGCATCAAAGTAAAGGGGATCGACGCCTCAACTGGCAAGTGGTTGGACAACGCTGGTCGGGCTGCCGAGGTCTTCGCTGCCGAGGCAGAAGCGTCCGCCGACCTCTGGGCCAGAAACACGGGAACTGCCGCCGACACCTACGGTCAGGCGATCAGCGCCCCCGGCATCAAGGAGAGGTTCCGCCGCGGGGTAGCCCGGGCCGGAGCTGCCAAGTTCGCCCGTAAGATCCGCGACGTCGCCCGGGACCGCTTTGCCCCCGGTATCTCCGCGGCTACGGCGGACTACAAGGCGGGCGCTGAGCCTTACTACTCCACCCTGGCAGCTCTCACCCTCAGCGGCCGCAAGCCTCGGGGCGATCCGGCCAACTACCGCAGGGTAGAGGAAGTCGGCAAGGCGCTCAATGCCAAGAGGCTGGCCCTGCTCGGCGTCGCCGCCCACAGCTCCACCGCAGCGTAAGGGGGTGCAGGTAGATGTACTTTCAGCAGCGATACCTACGTGAGTCAAGAGCCTTCCCTGCTACCAGCGGCCTGGAGACCGTAGATCTGCCTAACAGCGGGCTACTCTCCGGTATTGAGCTCAGGGTATGGGGTACGGCTGGTTCGGGTGGTGACAAGCCCGACGTCTGGCTGCATGACCGCCTGAAGAAGATCGAGCTGATCATCAACGGCTCCAAGGTAGTCAAGAGCCTGGAGGGCCCGCAGCTCCTCGCCGACATGCTGTACAAGCGGACCCCCATCCACTCGCACGACACCAAGAACATGTCGGCTGCCAGTTGTGAGGAGTTCTTCTACATCAACCTGGGCCGCCACTACCACGACCTCGACTATATGCTCGATCTCTCCAAGGTGAATGACCCCGAGCTCCGCCTGGATACCGACTTCACCCTGACCTCTCAAAACGGCTGGACCAATGGCGTGGCCATGTCCGCTGCCCCCAGCTACTCTCTCATCTGCCACCTGCTCCGCGGCGACGGCGTGGTCCCCAGGGGCTACATCAAGACCTCAGAGGTGTACCGCTTCACCTCCGGACTGAGCAAGAAGGAGAACATGAAGATCCCCCGGGGTCCTCTGTACTCCAACCTGTACCTCCAGAGCTTGTACAAGGACCAGGGCATCGGCTATCTGCTCGACCACCTGGAGCTCAACCTGAATAACGACGCCATCATCCCCATCCGTGTCGGGCCTACCGAGCTGGCCTCCGAGGTGGCCAGGATGTACGGCCTGTTCCACATCATCCAGCAGATGAGCGTCAAGGGCGGCCAGGCCTATCCCTCTCCCATAGAGCAGGGCATCCTGAAGAATGTCCAGGTAGGATTGGTGGACGCCGAAGCGTTGGCCATGGACCTGTGGGGGGATTCCGGTGGCATTGGCTTCCGCAAGACCTCTGACGGCGTGACACCGGTCACCTCTAACATCAATGTCAACGTGGACTTCCACGGCATCTGGCCCTTCAGCGTGTCCCCCATCCCGATCCTCGATCCCCATGACGAGAGGACCTGGATCAACAGCGCCGACCTGGGAGACTTCTGGCTGAGGGTGGAGGAGAACGCTTCCGGTAGCACCAGCGCCGTGCTCAAGCTCCTCGCCGATGAGGTAGTGGCTCAGTAGCAGCGGCAAAGTTCCGTCGCCGGCGTGGGCCTGACCGTGGGGTATCAGCTCCACCAGGCCCTCGCCGACACGAAGGAGGGACGAGCCTGTGGACCGCCGTATAGAGACACGGGTCGTTGATACCGGTGGAGCAGCCAAGAGCACCCTGATACAGAAGGATGCCTCCGAGGTGTGGTGGATCTCGGTATCCCCCGAGACCAAGGACACCAAGGGCCTGGTCCAGATCTACGACGGCTTTGACACTGGTGGCAAGCTGGGCTGGCAACAGGAGCCGGCTTACTCCAAGCATTACAACTTCATCCCGCCCATCCCCTGTGACCAGGGCATCTTCGTCTACAACGATGCTGCCATAGCCTGCTATACCATCGCTTACCGCCCTAAGAAGTGGCGGACCGAGGGGTAATCGGGTGTGGTACCACTACACCCTCACCGTCTCCCAGGGCACCCCGGAGGCCATCCCCGAGGTCAAGGAGATCGAGCTGACCTTCGGCGTCATCAAGTACATCGGCGTGCTCCACCCTACCGGCTGCAAGGCCATGGTCGGCGTCCGGATCTTCCGTTTTGAGCACCAGATCTTCCCTAACAACCCGGACGAGGCGTCACGCGGCAACGGCAACATCGAGGGGGGAGAGGTGCACTATCCCCTCATCGAGCCGCCGTTCACTGTCAAGGCCAGGGGCGATTCGCCCGGTACCAGCTTTAAGCACGACATGATCATCATGATAGACGTCCTCCCCTTTGCGGCCGCTGAGCCCTGGCGCTTCCAGGACCCCACCCTCGCCAAACTAGCCAAACTATTGGGCATAGGAGGTTAAGCAGATGTTCAACTGGCTGCGTAAGGTTAAGAATTGGCTCATCCACTCCGACCGCCTCGGCTTCTGCGACGAGCTCGAGATTGAGCTATTCGAGCATGGCAAGCGGGTATATCATCGCAAGTACAAGGGTAGGTGCCCGACCAACGTAGGCTTTGCCGCAGTTGCCGGCCTGGTGGGAGACACCGGCAGTATAGACCCGTTTACCTATCTCGCCGTAGGCACCGGGTCGACGGCGGCTGCTCCGGCGCAGACCACGCTAGTAGCCGAAGTCACCGACACCGGCCTGGCGCGGGCCAGCGCCACCGTGTCGCGGGTGACCACCACCGTCACCAATGACACCCTGCAACTGCTGCATGAGTGGACGGCCACCGGCGTCAAGATCCTGCGGGAGATCGGCGCGTTCAACGCCGCTAGCGCCGGCGGTATGCTGGCGCGGAAGGTGTTTGACGCGATCACCACTTCCGATACGATGGTGGTGAAGCTCACCTACAAGTTCCCGTTTACCGCAGCCTAGAGAGGTTAGCCGATGAAAGCGGTATTGAACCGGCTGATCGAGATCGACGCTATCACACAAGCGCCGTTGCTGCGGTTCCGGATTGACTGCTACCTGGAACCTGGTGATCCGGAGTTCGGGACTCAGGTTGTCCAGGTTCCGGAGCGTCCTTTGACATCGGAAGAACGGAACGATCCGGTTCTGGCTGCGCTGGTTCCGAAGGTAACACAAATCAACCCTGTCAACTGCCATTCTATCAGGGTTCCGGCGGACGTGAGCGAAGCGCAGTTGCGTTCCGTCATGCGGGCTCGTCTTCACGATCTCCGAAAGAGCCTGAAAGAGCTTGCGCGTGTGCGGCGCTTCGTGGGGATGGTAGAAAGGGAATAGTTTCATGGCTGCTATTGACATCGGGCCTGGAGCTATAAACAGAGACGATGATCGCTATTACAATACTACTTATGTCTTGTTAGACAATCCGGCAAATGATACGGGATCACTCACATCTATGGAAATCTGGACAACTGGCGATTGTACGGGGGTGAAGATGGGGTCTTTCTACGGGTCTGCCCCAACTTTTACTAATCGTGACTATGAGACTTTAGGTGATGTCGCGGGCGGAAGCAAGCAGACATTCAGCGGTCTCGATTGCGATGTTGTGTCTGGAGACTACATCGGGGGATATTGGCAAGAAGATTTCTTAGAATGGGATATTGAAGGTTTCGCCGGAGCTTATGCGAAAGGCGGTGACCAGTTCGGTCAAGGGGAACAAACATATTCCGAAATGGCTGGAGATACTGGCAGTTTATATGCTACCGGTGAAAGTGGTGTTCCCCCTATCGACGAAACGTACTTTGACGGGTTTGACATAGATGATCCTCTATTGAAAGAAGTCCGGAAGATCGCCGTGGACGGTTTCGACATCGACGATCCCCTGCTAATGGAAGTCCGGAAGATCATCGCGGACGGGTATGCCTTGACCGACACCCTCATCGCCGCCAAGGTGTTATCGCGGATTCTTACGGACGGGATCGCGATTGCCGACACCCTGGTGAAAAGGGTAGAGCGAGTGATCACCGACGGGGTCCAGGTTGCCGACTCCCTGGTGAAGGGTGTAGGCAAGGTGATCAGCGACGGGATCGCCTTCACCGATTCGCTGGTCAAGCAAGTCGGCAAGGTGATCACCGACGGGATCGCTTTCACCGACATAGCACGGCGCTTTGTTGACCGGGTACTCACCGACGGGATCGCCTTCACCGACTGCCTGACGCGGTGGCGCTGGCTGACGGCGATTAGGAACCTAACGCGCCGGCGCTGCGTCCAGGACGCCGTGAGGGAACAGGACTCGATAGACGACGGGAACATTTAGATGGCAAAAGACTATCCGGACTGGACTGACCTGGTACAGATCATAGGCGCCGACATCATGGTACCTATCGACATTCAGGGCGCGTATATCATGATGCCGGTGGATATTCAGGCCCAGTACCTCACCCTGGAGATCGACATCGTGGCGGCGTCTGTGGAAAAGGTTAAAGTCGACCTGGTAGCGCAAACCGTAGGCGCCATCGAGATCGACATCAAGGCTGCGAGCATCGGGACCCTGAACATCGACATCGAGGCTCAGAGTGTGGGTGTTTTCATGCAGCCTGATTGGAACGTCAAAGAGGGGAACGCGAAGGCGTGGGCGCTTACCGGCTCTATCAGGGAACCAGGGGAATACCTCGAGCAAACCTATGAAGTTCCCGCGGGAAAGACGCTCTATATCACCGACTCTTCCTGTCTTTCCTACACCACCAATGCCGAACACGCCGACAAGCCGCAGGTCATCGAAATGAATCAGACGGGGTACTACCTGGGCGGAAACGGCGGCTGTCACCTGCAGCAAATGACACCCTTGAAGATCACTGCCGGACTCTCCATGACGTTTAGGATCACTAATCGAGCGGCACACAACACCTACATCTGCGGATCAGTTCGGGGGTGGGAAATATGACGACACCTATTGAGCGTTACAAAGCCGGAGACTTCAACGAGTGCAACGCCGAAGAGCAAGAGGACGGGTCGTACATCTACGTTCTAAGCAAAGAGGGACGGGAAGAGCTTGACGCGTTCCGCGCTCGAAACCTGGGGAAGGCGGGTGAAAGAGTGCTATACCAGGCGGTTGTACCTGGACGGGACCTGAAACTGGCTACTGCTATAGTAAGGGAGGCGCAGACCAATGAGCGACAAGGTACAGATTGAGATGTGGGAAATCTACCGGCTCATGTGCCCGGAGTGCCGCGAGAAGATGAGAGGCCTGGTCAAGGAGAAGATGGCCGACCAGATGCTCGACCGCACCCTTGGTGGACAGAGCCCCCGGGAGGAGCATGCGCCTAACGGTGGATGAGCTCCACGCCTTCCTCATCATCATCGGCCTGGCTAAGCCGGCCAAGGAGGTAATACTATGAAATGGACCCCTGATACTATCATCGCCTTCGTCCTGGTGATCGGCTGCCTCATCCTGGTTGCCCTCCGCATCGACTCAGAGGTGAAATCCATCCTCACTGTGGCCGCCGGCTGGATCTTCGGCAGCCAGTACATGGAGAAGCAGATCCGCAAAGGAGGCAAGCATGGCTGACTTGTTTCACGACGTCGACGTGGTGGAGCGGACCCAGATTACCCGGGAGGGTGAAGTTGAGAAGGTCTACCGCGTCTCAGCTCACACCGCCTCTGGCGTCTACTTCCGCGTAGAGCTCCCCGAAAAGGAGTTCACCAAGGAAACGGTAGCCAAGAGGCTGGCTCAGAAGGCACAACAGATAGAAGCCATCAAGGCGCTCTAGGAGGGCGTAGCTATATGCCTCGCTGGTTACAGGATGCCATCCGCGATGCCCTTGACGACCTGGCCGGGGTATTTGCCCGCCTGGCGCTCGAGTTCTTCCACATGGCCGACCGCTGCGGCGGGATCCCCTTGCTCGGCGGCTACCTCTCCGCGCCCTTCGACTACGTCGGTGACCGCCTGGTAGATGCTGAGAACTTCTTCTTTGACCTCTCCGTCGGCTGGTTCGACTTCGGCCATTGGACCCGGGACCTGGTGGACGAGCTCCGCGACGTCGGCCATTACGCCCGCCAGACACTCACCGGTTTGGTCCACGACGCCCTGGCCGATATCGGGCATGCCTCAGACTGGATCACCGAGCTGGCCCGGGACCTGGGCGGCCTGGTCTCCACGGTGGCCACGTTTATTGAGGGTGTAGCCGACACCATCGCCGACGCCATGGCCGCCTGGTGGCAGAACGTCAAGCTGGTCGTCCTCGGCTGGATAGACGATGCCCGGGCCGCCGTCCTCCCCTGGATAGACGCCCTGAAGGATACCGTCCTCTCCTGGATAGAGGACCTCGAGACTACCGTCCTGGGGTGGATTAACGGCGCCATCAAAGCCGTGCTGGCAGACATAGCTGCTCCCATCAACCTGGTCACCACCTGGTTTGACGACATCCAGGACTTCTTCAACGACCCCCTGGACTGGCTACGGGATAAGTTCACCGACTGGTTTTTAGGACCGGAGCAATGACATGAGACCTGCAGAGAGACTGAAGGACTGGATAGACAGCCTGGGCGTAGCCTGGGGGGATAGGCTGCGCGGCTGGATGGCGTCCTGGGCGAAGCGCGGCATACTAGAGTTCTTCGAGGATATGGAGCCCGAGGGCAAGGAGCAAGCCAAGAGCATTATGGCCAAGATAAAAGCCAATCCGGCCACTCCCCCGCAGGTTAAGGAGGCCGTTGAGGGATTTGAGACAGGAGGCCCGGGCCCTCTCATGATCCTCGCCATTGTCATGATCGTGGCCACGGTCATTCAGGCTGTACAAGCTATATGGATACCGGCCCAGAAGGAGATGAGCTACGTCGAGGAGAAGGTGGCCCAGACCTTCCGTCTCGACCCCATATCGGTCATTACCGCCTGGTGGCGAGATCCCGTCAAGTATGCCGACCTGTTTAACGACCTTAAAGACCAGGGCTGGAGCGATACGCGCATAGAGGCCCTCAAGTTCTTTACCAAGTTCTACCCCTCACCCGGCGACCTGGTCCACTGGCAGGCCAGGGAGGTCTTTGAGCCTAAGATGGTGGACAAGTACGGGCTGAAAGACGAGCTCGGGGAGCTCAAGCGGGACGCCTTCTACAAGGCCGGCATGACCAACGACCAGATCGACAACTACTGGATGGCCCACTGGGAGCACCCCGAGCTCAGGACCATCATCGAGATGCTGCGCCGGACCGACTTCACCGAGGACGACATGAGGGCGTGGTTTCGCTTGGTCGAGATACCGCCCTACTGGCGCGATAAGCTGATTGAGATCTCCTACGAGGTACCCACCAGGGTTGACGTCAGGCGCTTCTGGGACATGAGGACCATAGACGAGGCCAGGCTCAGGGAGATCTATAGCTGGCAGGGCTACCACGGCAAGGATCTGGACGACTACGTGCTGTGGACCAAGGTATATACCGCCTTCCCCGACCTCATCGCCCGGTGGAAGAACGGCTGGATCACCCTGGACGATGTCAAACGGGAGCTCACCGGATACGGTATGCCGGAGGCCAGGGTTTCAGAGCTGATCGAGACCAAGGTCAAGGCAACCGAGCCAGAGAGGACCACCAACGAGCGGGACCTGACCAAGACCGAGATCTACAAGGGGGTGAAGAAGGAGCTCATCACCTGGGGCGAGGGTATTGAGCTTCTCATGGACTTGGGCTACGATGAGGATGAGGCCGACTACATCCTGTCCGTCAACGTCGCCGTGGAAGCCGGCAGCCCTGAGACGTACCCCGAGTTTAAGGACCTCACCACGAAGTGGAGGAAAAGCAGCGGCATGGCAGCCAGGCCAATAGACGAGCAGCTCAAACAGGCGGCCGCCGAGGTGGTCAAGCTGACCCGGGATCTCAAGGCCCTCCAGGAGCGCGTCAAGGAGGAGGAACGCAGCCTGGTCAGCGGCGAGGTCCTGCCTCCGGAGGCAACCAAGAAGGTGGACGAGCTCCGCGTATCGCTCCACCGGGCGGAGTCGGCGCTGGCCGCGGCCAGGAGCGACTATGACCGCCTGGTGGCTGAGTGGAGGCATAAGGCCTGAATGACACGCCAGTACCCTGACGACGACTACATCGATGAGGATGAGGATGAGCTGGACCGCTAAAACCACCCGCGGCCGGGCCGAAAACCCGGGTGTCGGGGGCGGGATCCTGGCGTCAGAGGCCGAGGGCACCGACAAGACCACCTGGAAAAGCACCTGACCTGACCCATACCCCGCGAAAAGATTTTCAGGGGCTTTCTCGGTCATTTTAGAGGGGGGTTAGTCGTGACATAACCCGATATCGGGGAGAATCCAGCTATGGAGAACAAATTTGGCCAATTATTGTCCTCCGGGGGGCTTGACAAAACGGACCCCCTATGATTGAATAGTCACATGCCAAAAGGAGGCCGGCGGCCGGGGGCGGGCGCGCCCAGGGGAAATCTCAACCATCTAACCTGGGGGCGCAAGTCGAACCGGTTGAAGGAAGCCATCGGCAATGCCCTCCAGGACCCCAAGGGCCGGGTGAAGGTCCTCGAGCTGATAAGGAAGTACGGCAACAGCGAGGGGTAAGGTGAGAACGGTCCTCAAGGTCGTGGGCATTGTCATCGGCGTGCTAGTCTGTGTTGTCGTAGTAACGTGCGCCATTCTCAACACCCCCCCTTCTGTGGACGAATCCGAGGCAGAGGAAGCTGCCACCTGGACCGGGGAGCTCGACTGGAGCCAGGTGGAGATTACGCACGTAGAGGAGGGCCCGGACTACTACATAGTTGACTTCTGCTACCGCCCCACCTGTTCGTCCGTGCTTTTCCGGACGCTGTTCGTGCCCAAAGACGCCTTTAGCCCGGAGGCGATCAACGCCACCATCGCCGAGCAGATCACGGCATACCTGGCAGAAGAGGCCGAGAAAAGGGAGAGGCTCCAGGAGCTGGAGGAGGGCCTGTCATGACAGGGGGCTCAAGGGGGCACATAACTCGGCTTACAGGTCTACTTGTCCCCCCGACTAAAGTAATCTTCCCAAACCGTCGCGCCCGTCCTATACTGAGATTGGCTCAGACCCCGGGAGGTTGCGGTGACGGTTGAGAACCAG